GTGGCGAATATGCACAAATAAAATGCATTTTATTTGTGCATATTCGCCACGCCCCTTAAACTATTACAAGCAGCTTTATAATGCTTAAAACACATCAGTTAGAGCTCCATACAAGCTCATACATTAATCTATTATACATTTATATATAGATCAATATCATTAATAGAATAGATTATAATTGGGCCTATGGCCTATAGCCTTATAGGGCCTAAGACCAACCCTCTTCTGTAAGAGTGGCTTTTTAAAAACGCTAATAAAACTAATACATATTTATATAGATATTTCAATAAGACACCCTTACAGAGAACAGACAAAATTTATAGCCTTTTATCTCTTTATCCTCCATAGCGATTTAAGGCTATAGATATTAACCGGAGGATATATGAAATTAAAAGAATTACCACCAACCCCACCTATTTTTAACAAACAAGAATTAATTGCCAAAATTAATACTCAGCTATTAAAAGAATTTGACAATGGCGTTAAATTAATTGACATAAAAAATCCAAGAAGAACCTGGATTAGTTATGAATATCATTTAGATATTATTTACACAATTAATAATAAACAATCAACTTTACTACCAAATAATTTTTACGACAACGATAATTACCCTTTAACTTTTGAAGAGCAATTATATAAAAAATTATCAATAATAAAACGGAGGATACATGAGTAGATCAAATATGGTTTGCGATGAATGCAATGAAACAATAAAAGCAGATGAGTTTGCTTGTGAATGTTTATGCATTGATTGCGGGCCTTGCAAAGATAAATGTAAACCAAAATTAGAGGAAAAAAATAATGGCAAGAAAATTTAAAAGCTTTGTTGAACGGGCAAAGCCTAAAAAGCGGCCAAGAGTTCATAAAAAATCTTTAAACAAAGATGAGAAAAGATCGTTTAAAAAATATAACAGACAAGGAAGAACACAATAATGATTACTGCAGAACAATTATTAAAAGAAGCTGCCGAATTAAAAAAGAAAAAAACAGAAGATTATCAAGGTAGTACTTGGTCTGAAGCTGATTACTTTCCTTATAAAGAAAAATCATATTCTCATATGCTTCACACAAAGTATTTAAGAATGCGAAACATCGTTGATGGCAATCAAAAAACAAACTTTGAAGCTTTAGACGATACATTAATTGATATGGCAGTTTATGCATGTATGTTTGCTGCGTATCTTAGAAACAAAAAAGGAATAAATATGGATAATAATACTTTTAAAGTAAATGATAAAGTTTCCAAAGTTGGCGGCGATTATAAATTTGATGGCACAATTGTTTCACTATTTCCGAAACTTTCTGGGGCAATAAGAGTTGTTGTAGAAGATGATCGAGGAGTATTACACGTTTACAGTGAAAAAAATTTAAAACTAAGGGATTAATATTATGGATAATGTAGAATTAGACTATTTAACAGTAGCAAATGATATTCTGCATAATGGTATTAAGCAACCTGGAAGGAATGGCGTAACAAAACGTTTGCCCTTCCAGACTTTAGATTTTAATATTTCTAAAAATTTTCCATTATTAACTTCAAGAAAAATTTTTTATACCGGAGCCTTAGGAGAGTATGCTGCGTTTATTAGACAACCCAAACATATTGATAGATTTAAATTTTTTAATTGTAATTATTGGGATAAATGGGCAGATATTGATGGCGATATAAATATTGATTATGGAAATAAATGGATTAACTGGGGAGGAGTAAATCAATATGAACAAGTTTTAAATGAATTAAAAACAAATCCTACAAGCAGAAGATTATTAATTTCTGGTTGGGATCCATCAAATTTATCTAAAGTTGATTTGCCTTGCTGTCATTACAGCTATCAATTTTGGAGCGATGGAACTAATTTAAATTTATTATGGAATCAACGATCTGGTGATTGGATGATTGGAATACCTTCGGATATGATATTAGCTTCACTTATGCTTTTAAGTTTTGCAAGTTTAGCGAATTTAAAACCACAAAATATTAAAATGATTATTGGTGATGCTCATATTTATGAAGAGCATTTCAAAAATGTTGATAGACAACTTGGTAACACCCTATATGCTTTACCCGAATATAAGTTTAAAAAACAAGAAAGTTTATACACTTTTTGGCCAAAAGACCTTGAGCTTATAAACTATCAATATAGCAATAATATCAAATACTTATTAAAGGAATAATATGATAAACGATATTAAAGAAATGCACAATAAATTCCAGGTTACGGAGTTTATTAATAACAATTCAGATAATAAACTTCTTTTACAAAAGTTTTTAAAATTTAGATTAGATTTTATTAAAGAAGAATTAGATGAAACATTTGATGCTTATTTTAACAGAAATGATGTTGAAGTATTAGATGGTTTAATTGACATACTAGTTGTAACTTTAGGAACTTTAGATGTCTTTAAATGTGATACGCCTAAAGCCTGGGAAAATATACATAACTCAAATATGTCTAAAACACCTGGAGTTAACTTAACAAGACCAAACAATTTTTCTTTGCCTGATATGGTTAAAGGAAAAGATTTTAAAAAGCCTGATATAAAAAATTATACAGGTTTATTAAAACAAATACTACATAAATAAAGGAGAAACATATGTTGTTAGAAAACGTAGATATTAGCTGGGTAAAATTTGATTCAGCCAATCCGGATCTGGGGTTTGATAAAAAATCACCTCAGTATAGTTGTACTGTAAAAACAGACAACAAAGTTAATGCCGAAGCTTGGAAAAAAGCTGGCATTAATGTTAAGCCCTCAGAAGAAAACGGGAAAGTAGTTTACTCTGCAACGCTTAAAAAAAAAATTTATGCGGATGCTGATGGTAAATACACAACACAACCGCCAGCCGTAGTTGATAAACAATTACAACCAATTATTAAAACAAATACTATTGGTAATGGCAGCAGAGGAAATGTTCAAGTAAGATTAAAACCTTATGAATATATGGGTAAAACCGGAATTTCTGTGCAATTGTTAGCTATGCAAATTACTGAGCTTAAAGAGTATCAAGGCGGAGATTCTTTAGAATTTCAAGCAATTGATACGGATACAGCTGTAATTTAATATTAAATATTTGGCTGGGCCTTCGGGCCTGGCTTTTAAAAGGTTTAAAATGAATAAAGAAATGGCAAAATTTGAAAATATAGAGCTTAAACATTCTTTTAATTTAGATCCTGATGAATTAAAATTAATTAAAAATAATTCAAAAAAATCTATAGTTAAACGTTTTTATTTACCTCTTGAGAAAAAAGAAATAGGTCTTGTTAACACAGATACAAATAGAATTGAAATTGTTATTAAAGTTGGAATGATTTTAGATTTAACTGAAATGCATCCTGAAGATTTAGAATTAATTTATGAAGATGCGAATATAACCGAAGAATTCCGTAAATATTATCCTTGTAATTATTTATATACAATAGATAGCTGGCGGATTGTTCAATAAAAGGAATGCAAAATGAAAATAATTTATGATTTAGAAACTAATGGTTTAGTAGATACAGTTAGTGAAATATGGATTGCAGTAACTAAGAACATAGAAACAAATGAAATTATTACGTTTTCAGATCATGATAAAGATTCAAAACCTTTAAATGAATTATTACCATTTTTAAATAAGTGTGAAATTTTAATTGGACATAATATAATAAATTATGACAATGTAGTTTTACATAAACTTTTAGGTTGGCAGCCACCGAAAAGTATTAAAATGATTGACACAATGCTACTATCTCAAATGAATAATTTCAGAAGAGAAGGCAAGCATAGTCTTAAAAATTTTGGAGCTATTCTTGGTGATGCTAAGTTAGAATTTAGTAACTTTTATGAGTATAGCAAAGATATGAAAACTTATGCTATTCAAGATGTAAATTTAAATCATAAAGTTTATAATTATGTTAGTAAAGAAGCTGCTCAATTAATTAAAAACAGACCATCGTATAAACAAGCTTTAAGAACAGAACATGCAATTGCTGAATTATGTTCAGAGCAAGTTAAAAATAAATGGAAGTTTAACACAAATTTAGCTAAAGAAAGATATAATTATTTAACTTCAGAAATGAAAATTATTGAAGATGAAATTAATCCTACTTTAAAACCTAGAAAAGTTTTTATAGACAAAGAACCAAAAAAAGTAAAATATTTACAAGACGGTAAATTTAGCGCAGTTAGTGCTAGAATGCTATCTCAATTTTTAGGCACTGAAATAAAACAAACTGATACAGATAAATGGCAACCTAATAAAACGTTTCAAAGATTTAATATGGTTGAAGCTGATTTAGGTAACATGGATCAAGTTAGAGGTTTGCTATTAGATAACGGTTGGGTGCCAACTCAATTTACACCTAAAGGTGAACCTAAAATTACAGATGAT